AACCTTGCAGGAGGGATCCACCAGCATTCCCGGTTCCCCATCTATCATACGGGAGAGGGGAGCGGCCAGAGCCTCCCGGCGAATTGTAGGACCACCAGTCACGTTCGGGAGCCCAATATCAAATCCCAAAGCCTCCAGAATTGCCAGTGGAGTCTTGTTGTCGTTCTGGCTCCCGGTATTGCCATAGGGATCCCCCCAAATCTTCACGTCAAAATCTAGCAGGGTCGTGAGCAGGTACGGGAGCAATAACCTTTCCCCGAACTGTTTTATTCCAATATTCTCCGTAACCATTTCGTGGAACAACCACCACTGGCCGTTGGGTCGCTGAGAAAAGAAAGCGGCAGCGGGGGTAAGGCCAAAGTCCATGCCCACTACTACAGGGTGGCGGGGATCCGGGACCAGCGGGGAAGGGGAGCAGTGAACAGCATCCACATACTCCGGGTGAATTCTCTTCCCATCTTCGGAGTATCCGAGCTGGTTACAGTAGTATACACGGATGTAGGAGTCCTTCTTCCCTTCCATTCGCTTAACGTAATAGTCATGTCCCCCGTTGAGGTTCCGTATATTTTCCGCTCGGGGATTGGGGATGAACTTTCCTTTTACTTCTTTCAGAGCCCCCGGCTGAATAAAGAAACTCCAACCATCGGGGGGATTAGCTTCCAAATCAGCCCACCAGTGGTCTTCATCGGGGGCATTAGTATCCATAAACACCCCACCCCAAGTACAGCCCTCATCCATTTTGGGGGGATATTGCTCTACCCTATCCCCCAGCACGTCAATAATGGCTTTGGGGACTTCACGGGCCTCATTAACCCAAGCTGCGGTTACTTCGAGAGACAAGAGTTTGGCAACGTCCTCGGGCCGATCCAGAGCCCGGAACAATACCTCAATATATATATCATTTACTTGGAGCACGTGTGTCATGGTGCGGCGGTTGAAGGCCCCAAAGATGTCCTCGGGGAACCACATGAGCCAGGTTCGAAGGGTAGTATCTTCCAATTCTCGATAGGTATTGCGGATTACTACAAAGCGGGTTCGGCGGATTCCGGATTGCCCTGGTCGTTGCTGGGCAGCCCGATTCATTATTTCAATTGACATTCCGGTAGACTTTCCGGACCTAACCGGCCCCCGAATCCCTCGGTAAAAGGAATCGCAGGCATGGAACTTGGATAGGGTAGGTTCCGCTGTATACCGGATTTCCACTTGTCTAGTCTCCCCCCAAATTAAACGTCATAGTTACCTTCTCCCCGTCCCCAATACTTACCTTAGATCCTGGATTGAACTTCTTCGGTTTATACGCTTTGAGGAGTTGGGAGAGCAACTTATCGGAGTATTTGCGGACTGCCCCAATTTCTTCCCCCATATAAAACACGGGCTCCAAAACCCCATCGACAGCTCGGCGGCGGGCTTCTTCTTCTATCATGTCGTACCCCTGCTCCATATGTTCCCGAATAGCGGCGTCAAACTTGGGATCGTTTTTCCTGTGCCTATCGATAGTGCCAGGGTACACCCCCAACAGTTTGCAGACTGCAGTTATATTAGGTACAGACGACAACATAGATAGGAAAGTTTCCTTAAACTCGGGAGTAACTTTCAAATCTGCCATTTTATATCCTCTATAGTAAGTGTCCTACCCCATATAAAAAGAGAGGGGGTTCCAGGGAGGACCAACATCTGGGGTTCCGGGACGGAGGCAGCCCACTTTCCCCCTCTCTTAACTCACGATTATAACATGTCGAGCTACCCTTGTCAAGTAATTGTCTCGGAAGCAACCCCCCGGCCCCCCATCCTTTACCTTTTACCTTTTATTAAAAAAAAACAACTACCGAGGGGGAGTAAAGGGTAAAGGGTAAAAGTTTCATGTTAAAGGGGGGTCTGGGGGGGAGTGCCCCCCTGCCCCCCACGAAACCCATTGTACCACGTCAGCCTGCCCCTGTCAAGTTGTTGCTTCCGAGACAACCTCTATCCGCATAATTCCCCGAGACAACCGAGTAGGTTCCTCCCCCTCATAATAGGAGACGGACAGACTCCTGAATTATCCCTTATCTAGTATGGCCGCGGAATTCGAGAACCCACAACCCCGAATTATACTTTGGGTAATTATCCTGTGCGATTCGAGAATCCAATAGTCTAACCCCTCCCCTATCAGCCGCCGCTCACAATCCCTTTCCCCTATCTTCGGGGGACCCAACAATTGGCACGACCTTTGCAGGGTAGCAAGAAGCGTGCCACGACCTATGAACCCTGCAAGAGCCATACCGGCACGACCTTTGCATGTTCGAGAAATATGGCACGACCTTTGCAGTGGGCAAGAGCCATACCAGCCCGAATTAGACGGCCAAGCAAAGGAGAGCCACGAGGTTGCATCAGAGAGAGTGAATGCGGCCCACGATATTCGTCGAGCTCTTCCATGCAAGGACGAGCCTCTCTGACCCACGGAACAGTGTGGCACGAGCCTTGCATATGGTCTTCTCTGGTTCTGTTGTCCTGTCCCTTGGACCCCATAGGGGAGTATGGCCCTGTCGGGGCCGATCCCAGGCCCTACTCGATTGTCTCGGGATAGTGGGGTGGTGAGCCTTTACCGCTTACCGGTAAAGCGCTACCAGGAGGTTGACGGGCCGGGCACAACGGGTAGGGGTATGGGCTTGGGAGCATACTACGGGTTGTGGTGTGCCGGGGGATGTCAGTGTGGCACGAGGCTTGCAACCCTTTAAGGGTATAGAGGGGAACAACCCCTATCAAACCCAAGCAGAAGGAGGACGACCATGAATAGGAACAGAAGACGGGAAATCACCAGAGCCGTCAAGCTGGTGGAAGAGGCTCGGGGAATACTGGAGGCGGTAACGGAAGAAGAACAAGAGGCTTACGACAACATGCCTGAGGGACTGCAGGAATCGGAGCAGGGAGAACAGTTGGAAGAGAACGTAACCCTGTTAGAGGGAGTAGTGGATCAACTGGAAACTGCCGCTGATGAAGCAGGGGAACTGCTGTAAAAGGAAAGGAGGACGATCATGGACAAGCGTTATGTGGTAGTAGAATGGTACCCAGAGGAGGCCAGAGAAGAGCCTGTTGTTTTAGGGTTGTTTGAGACAGTGGGTGCAGCAAGAATGTGGATAGAAAAGGCGTGGGCCGAAAGAGCGGAAACACCCCTTGATTGGGAAAAAAGCGACAAACTAAGGGCATGCCCGATGGATGAGGCATGTGTGGCGTGGTTTATAGAAGCTGTCTAAGAGGAGGAAATGAGTATGGACAAACGTTACGTGGTGATTAGAGAACGCAAGTGTGATGGGGACCTGATGGTGATAGGGCCATACGGCTCGATAGAAGAGGCAAGAGAGCATGCCCAGCGGATAAACGATAGGGTGTTGGGCCTGCAGCCATGGGAGCAGAGGAAACTGAAATGGTACAAGGGAGGAAGAAGGTACGACGGGGACGGGTATCGCCTTGAGATTGTCTGGTTGTACACTCCGATCCTCGAAGGTGACGAGTGAGCCGGGAAGAAAGGAGCGAGCGCACGGGTACTGTCCCCACAATAGGAGCGGGGACAGGCCCGAGCGGGTAGGGGTTGACAAGGGAACAACGATATGGTATAATGAGAGATCAGAGAGGAGGAACGACATGTGGGTAATAATGGAACATAGGCGGGGACAGGACTCCCGGCTGTTCGAATTGGGATATCGGACAATAAAGGCAGCTCGGAAACGAGTAGAGGAGCAGGAGCGGATAGTGGACCGAATGGCAATGTTTGCAGTAGACATCCCAGAGGCGGGAGGACCACGATATACCATCGTACAGGTACTGGACGCAACACCAATATTGGGACAGGAAGGAGGCAACGAATGATCACACTGGAGCAGGCAAAGAAACTGGCAGTGGGGACGACACTGTACCACCTCCGCAACACAAATGCCGACGGGACGGCCCAACGATGGCAGGTGACAGGCAAGCCCAAGACATGGAAGAGAGAACCGGAGCGGGTGAAGGTCCCCGTCAAGCATGGGCTGTGGGACTACGATTACGTTACGGAAAAAGACCTGCAGTTAGTGGCTCTGGTCGAACCTAAGCCGGAAGATCTACCATGAGTATGCCAACAGACAGGTGGAAAGCACTGGCAGAAGTGGCTACTGCTATCGACACCCTGAGCAGTATAGCGGAGAACGTAAGGGAAGAAGGCCAAGACGCTGCAGCACTGGAGGATGCTGTTGGGGCCTTAGAGGACATTGAAACGCTATTGGAGTGTCATTTAGGTACATAACTACAACACGCAACACACAACAGGGAGGACACCATGAAAAATGTCGAGATCAAAACAAACGCCAAGGGAATCATGACCATTACGGTCGACACCAATAAGGACTTTGGGCTTTCCAAGAGCGGCAAGACCACTGTGGTTGCCACGACACAGGGGAACAAGCCCGAAGGGGACGTATTTGTTGGACTCAACGTGTACCGCTACCCGGACAAATAAACGGGGACAATATCGGAACGGGGGAGGAGGCCACTGTGGTCATCCTCCCCACACTCACTAACGGAGGCCCACGGAGGCCACTACTACAGGAGGAACACCATGAAAGCACTGATCACAGCCGACACCACGGAAACTAAAGAAGTAAAATCTCTGTCCATTATGGAAACCAAACACCTGAAAACCAAGACCAAGCTGTCCATCAACCTGCCTGAGGGCATCACCATCGCTCATGTCGATTTGGCAAAGGAAGTAGGAGCTTTGAAGGCAAAGGGACTGGACTTTACCGCCGTCACTCTCACCGCCGAAGGGCTCAAATCGTTTGGTGCCCTTGTAAACCGATCGGTCATGGCCCTGTCCAAAATGGGCATCGAGATCCCGCCGAACGCCAAGGGCCTTTTCCCTCTAGATTGGGATGATACTGCTGGGGCCATTACTGTCAATGCTATTGGCAACCCGTTTACCGGGAACGATTTCCCGTTTCTGGTCGATCTCCTTACTCGTCTGGTGCGCCGAGCCAATACTGCCATGACAGTAACCC